CAATGAACGTATAATACTTATCAGTAGTACTCGCAGCGCCGGTGATGTTCTTTACGAAATTCTCGGCGTTAAGAATCCTAAATTGATCCGATATAATTGCAGGCATTTTAGAACAAACAGGGGGTTTCCTTCTTAGTATTTATTGAATTAAATTGACCTAGATCTGTAAACGAATGGCGCAGTCTCCAATCCAACAATTCCTTGGTCTCTATCAACTGTAAATGACTGGGGTTTTCCTAAAATTCTATTTCTAAAGTCGTAGATTTTACCCCAACTATAGTGTCCATAGAATCCATTGGTGTTGACTCCACTAACGTCAGCACCTCTTCTATAAACTTGGATAGATTCACCAGCAACAGAAGCATCGTTGCTGTTAAAGTTACATGTTACAGTAACGATACCCGCCTGAGCGGTTGTTACATGTTCAACTCGATAGACACCATCAATGAATCCTTGTTCGGTACGCATGATACCGACAACAGAATCTGGATAATTAGCCATTCCATTTAATCCATCCAGCGTAGTAATTCCAACTAATGTACGTCCAATTGCGACGTTACTATTCTGAATTACAAAATAATCACCCTTAGAAAGTTGAGAATAAGATACACCGAAGGTATTCAGTGAAGAATAACCAATTCCAAGAGCACTATTGTCATAAGTTTCAGACTTGAGAACAAATTCCATCTTAGGCGTCGTGGTTCCAAATCCAACGGTTCCTGCGCCGAATGTATTAATTCCAATAATTGTACCAAAATCACCAACTGCTTTAATGGAATCAATTTTCTCTTTCTTAATACGTGGACTTTCAACCAATACAGCTGGTGGGTTATCTTGAGAATAACCAAATCCACCATTGGTAACAGTAATAGAAGTTATAATTCCACTAGTCTGGGATGTTTCTCCAGTTGCTCTATTGAACACCTGATCAGAAACTATGACTGTAGAACCAGAACCAACAACAATGTATCTACCATCCACACCATATTCTGGTGCAAAAGAAAGATCTTTCAAAGTGTTTGATCCAACATTTGCAACTTCTCTTTGAATCCAAGTTGATGCATCGAATGAATAATATAGATCACCATTTACATCAATTGCAACATAGATGTCTTGATAATCAACACTGACGATCTCCGTAGTTAAGTTCGTTGCAACTTTTGTGATCGTCGAGAATTTATCACCTGTAGCAATAAGACCACCAGTTCCACAAATTACATACTTACCATTAGAGTAAATAATCTTATTCAGATTAAATCCAGCTACTCCAGCGATTCCTAAGGATGAATAAATTTGACCATTAGGAGAAGTCAATACAGTTCCATTGTTTCCAACTGCAATAATACCTTCACTAGTTGCAACAACGCTGTTAATACTCTGAATGGAGTTGGAAGTTACACTTATAAACCTATCAGTCGAAAGTCCAGTTGCACTGAAGATAGATCCAGCAGTTCCTACTGCGGCCCACTTATCCAAGAAAGGAGAATAAACTACATCATTGAAAGATTGACCAGCTTCGCCGTATGTACTATTGACAATATTTACAATTCCCTGAGCGGGTATTGATTCATCTTCCTTGAGAGCCATGGTAGTCCAGGAAGTATCAATGGTTTGACCATAACCAATAGATCTTCTGATGTAACCATATTCACCAACAACCATGTAAACATTAGTTCCGCCAACTGCAACTGAGTTGAAAGTGATCGTATTACCAAATCCAAGAGTATTATCAAACCAAACATCAGAACCAGCACTAAATGCATATCTAGATTCACTACCGACTATAATTGATACATTACCTTTTTCAATTGAGTTGAAAGTAACAGTAGTAACACCAATTCCAGAAGTTGTCTTCCAATCATTGATTGGATCTTTTGATTTAATCGCAGTAGAAGAAATATTAATAATTGGACTATCAGTGTAAGCGTATCCTACACCAGCATTATTAATAACAAAAGAACTGATAGTTGAAGCGCTGGAAACAACTGCAGTTGCGATTGCTACTTGAGTTGTTCTATCTTCTACGATAAAAATGTGTCTATCATCTTCTGAAATCGTGTCCAGTTCACTGAAGATTGGGAATGCGTTGTCAACATAAACTTCAGTGTCAGTAAGTTTTACATCATTAATTACTCTTGCATTTGGAACGACTCTTCCAGAAAGTCCTGGTCTAGATTTGGAAATGATAGAACCATTAATAATTCTATCAAACTCTTGTTTTTTCCAGGTCAAAGGTCTAACATTATCAGGATTAGTATCAATACCAACACTTGCGTAAGAGAATGTATCGAATTCGTCAGATGCTTTAATATCTTTAACAATTCTTTCAAATTGATCTCTATCAAAAGGATCGTTTCTGTTCTCTGCAATAATAACACCATCACCTCTCTTAATGCTTGCTGGTGGAATTACAGTTTCAACATCAAGACTGGATCCTCTATAGAACATGACAGTACATGTTGAGTTTGGTTTTGGAGCCTCAGTGAAGATAACTCTAGATCCACGGAAGTTGTATGACTTTCTAGGTTCTTGAAGAATATCGTTAACGTAGATGAATAGATTATTTTCAAGAACCAGATCAGAACCATCTAGTTTCTTAAGACTTACGATGTCTGTAACTCCGTTCTCAGTTTGAGTTAGAGTAAACTTCTTCCTGAATCCATTGAATTGTGATGAGAAATCATCAAAGAGAATAAACTGACCAGGATAGAATCCAGCAAACTTATCCGTCTGAACTTCTTCCACTGTAATCTGGAACTCTTCAAAGGAACCTGCATTTGGATCTTGAATCAATCCAGGGACAATTAGTTTGTCACCCACCTTGTAAGCTCTTCCGTGATCATCTATTTCAAAGTCTACAATACTTGAACCAACTCCTATCTTGACTTTTGCAGTTGCCTCAATACCAATACCAGTACTTACACCAGCGTAGTGGAGATCCATATTTGAATATCCAGTTGGTTGAGTTACAAGGAGAGAAACTGGAGAAGATGCACTGTAACCAGCACCAACTTCACTCACAATAAAGGAAGTTACAGTACCACCCGCACCTAGGACTGTAGTAATAGATGCTGCAGTTCCAACGATAGACGATGCAATACTTACTCCTGGTTTAAACTGATATCCTCTACCAGAACCATTTAATTTAACATCATAGATTGTTCCTGGTTGACCAGTATAATCAAGAGTGCTCAATGTTTCTTCCTGCAATACAAAGAACTTATTATCCCCAAAGAAACAATCACTTGGATTATTGGGAACAGATTGAGATCTTACATAAGATGCTGTTCGTACATCACCAGGGGTAGATAACTTATATTCAAGTACAGCATCGAGGGTTAAATCGACAAGATACATGAAAGTATCACTATGAGCAAAAACAATTCCCCTGGGGCTGTCCAATGTTGGTCCACCAGCAAAATCTGTGACACCATTTGTAGCATCAATTTGAACGAAAGTACTCAGTCCAACATTATAAGAATCAAGATCCCCAGGAGTGTCCAATTTAACCTGGATAATTCCATTCGTTTCGAGTACATAAACATAAGATCCTGTGGAAGAAATACCAAGTCCTCTTGGGGCTACTATCCCACTCAATACTGGGTCCTGAATGGCATTAAGATTAGCAGAAGAAACTGTGTTCGTAGAAGTTCCTACATTTGTCGTATAATCATATGGAGTTGCAAGAGTTATTTTCTTGATAGAGTCATTTCCTGTACCAGTAAACCACAATTCAGTTCCATCATCATTGAATACCATACCATGTATAGCATTCTCATGATTGAAAGAAACGGAAGTAATTCCCGAAACACTATCAATCGCCCATGCAGTCGATAAAGTACCAACAAAAATTGCATCAGGATTACCAGTCTTATCACCAACAAGGAATTTAGTACCGTCAGCACTAAACGTTAGTGATGATCCGTCTTCAGCGACTGTAGAAATTGAAGTAGTTACTCCAGAAATACCATTACCAACACTTGCAATACCAGATGCAGCCAGAGGTGTTTGGTAACCAAATCCAGTGGTGATTGCAACCTTAGAAATTCTACCTGCACTTGGAGTTCCTGTGAGGAATCTCAAAACGTTTGCAGAAGATCCATCGACAGTAAAGTCTTGTCTAGGACGTTGGAATACATTGTTGATGAAGACAAAAGGATTGTTGTTGATATCAGTTCCTTTGTTTACGTCGTTAAATGCCGCAGTTGTAGTATCACCCTGAACTTTAAGGGTAAATTCAGTAGCTGCGATACCAGTAAATGCAAGGGAAATATCATCAAATACCACATTCTGATCTTCAGTCTTATCTGGATCAAATCTTCTGCTAAATGCTCTACCATTAAAAGTAGATCCCGTTTCAAGACCAACTGGACCAATTTTACCGTAAGGTGGAGTAGTGAAGAAGATAGTATCACCAACAATATTGTAATCACCACTCATAATTGTGGTAGCAGCACCAACGGTATATGCTGCACCCACCGTACCAAGATACTCTCTCTCAACTTCCAGGATATCAGTACCTGCTGTACCAACAGACTTAACTAAAATGTACTCATTATCAATATTGATAATATCATCAGTGACAAGTGAATTAATACCAACAGCGACTTGGATTAAGTTCGTTGACAATCCAACAGCTGATCCAAGAGTAATTTCAAGATTCTTTCTTCTGAGTTGATTTTGAACAATACCGTCAATTGCAATACTGGTGCTTGAATTAGGATCCTTAAGTTGAATAGTTGCAGTTCCCAGACCGACAGAAGTAATATCAAACGGAAGTGCAGTGGATAATCCAGATAACTTGAATTCCGAATCACTTTGTTTGAGTACGAAGACTGTATCTGGAAGGGTATTTCTTCCGAGAACACTTGGAGTAAAAGTAATATTATCACCAGGAGCAACGCCACCAAGATTTGCACCAGAAATAGTAACAATACCAGTATTGGTATATCCAGAACCACCCTTACTTACGGTTACATCCAGAATTTGTCCAGTATTATTTCTAGTGATAGTAAAGGATGCACCAGTACCAACTACAGAAACACCAGGAACATTTGTGTAAGTATTGTTAGCTTCAGTTTGAATTCCACTAGGTCCAACAGCAGTTACTGTAAATGTATAGTCATTTGCAGGAGAAGATCCATTAAAGAATGTACCGCCAATTGTTACAACTTCACCTACACCAAAGCCCTTACCAGCTTTTACAAGTGATCCAGCAGTAGAGATTGCAACTCCACTTGAAGGATCATATGTCACGATAACATCAACTACAACTCCTTCACCATTGGTAGCTCCAGTACCAACAACATCATTGAAGAGTTGCGTATTTGGTCCTGCTGGTACAAGAACAGTTGCAACACCCGTCACCGTAACTGGTTGACCAATTCCATTATTCTTAACTCCACTACCAGTAATATTATCAACTTCCATGATGATATCTTTATCACCAGTTGTGTATGAGGTAGTTGCAATGCCAATTCTAGTTCCACCAAGAGGGTTATAAACCATCTCTTGACCAGATTGGAAGTTATGATTTGTAAAAGTAAGAATATTATCTACCGTATTAACAATAGAAGTATCGGAAGAATCGAAAGTCTTCTTAAACAATGGTTGACCATCAGACTTAAGTTTGAATGATGATAGACCAACAATAATTCCACCCTTAGACAAGGAAGGATATGTAACGATTCCAGGACCCTGATCTGTACCAATTCCAATAATGTTAGTTGCAATACCAACATAGGTACGTAATGACTGTCTAACGTTAGCACAATCACCTGTACCAAATCCAACCGTGGGGATTGAAGCAAGACTACTATTTCCAATTGCAACCGTCAGAATACCAACTAGGGATTCAATGTCGGTTTGAATACTTGCAGTGTATGCACTAGCGCCAACACCAGGTAGATTAAGAGGAACAATAGTATCATCAGTATAGTACAACTCATTTCTAACCGCTTTCTTCATGTAATCCATTGCGGTTCTGAAGATGTAGATAGACTCAGCTTCTTCATAGACAAGACCATCAGTCTTTTGATTACCCTGTGCATCGAAGTAGAACTTGGTGTTTCTTATTGTATGTTGATTGCTGTCATATGCAATATCTTGTGCAACACCATCAACTATAAATTTAAGATCTCTGAAACACTTCGCAACACCAGTGGAATAAGTTCCAACATTTTCTGCAGGTAAAGAAGTGAGTGTTGCAATACCAATAGGTCCAGTTACAACAGCAGAAAGTGTAATAATTGAATTTTGGACATCTTGACAGGTATTTAATTCATTATTTCCAATTGTTGTACCAACACCATAAAACGCTGGTCCTTCAGAAGCGGCATAAGTAACACCCAATCCGTTTCTAACGGCAAGTCTCATCTTTTCTTTCGCTTGATTGAAAAGATAATTAGTTTCTTCTGCCTTAATGACTAACTTGTCATTATCAGGCATTGGTCCATCGAAGTAATAAAGTGCTTCTTGACGTGCATATCTGTTACCACCAGTAAACAGATCAGTTGCAACTGCATCAACAAATCGTGCTAGAACATTTCTAGCTTTAGTTTCTTGAGTAGCAATTCCAGTGTATTGAGCTACACTAGCGCTGTATGATTCATTAATAATCTGTTCTGTGTTTTCTTTGACTAACTTGTAACCAATTGCATATCTGTTTTGTTCCTCATTAGCAGTGCTACCTGGAATAATGAATGTTGGATAAGGAACAGCAACCGATGCGAGAGCCTTGTCAAGAATCTCTCTCTTGTTTTCAACAATAAGATCTCTTGCGTCATGATTAAGAACAAAATAATCATTTGCAGGATCTTGGAGAACACCCAGGTTAAAGAGTTGAGATGTTCCTGTTTGATAATATGTTGGAGGTGTCTGGTTATTTACAACATATTGACCAAGGAAACGCAGATAATTAAATCCGTAGATAGTTTCAGTGGTATTGATACCAATCGAGTTACCACCACTCCAATAAGAAGATGCAACACTAACAGTATGACTGTTTGCATTATACTTAAGGTCAGAAGAAACTGCATCAATTAATCTGCCAGTTTTCGCTTTAAATCCAGCCTCGTCATAACTTGCACTGGTAGAGAATGCGACATAATTATAATTTACTTTTGCAAGAACTTCGTCAATTAAGAATTGTCTATTGAGATCTAAAAGATCAGAAGCGTCTGCATAAGTTCCATCTAATTTTTGTATGGATGTTCCATCAAATTGATCATCAATATTGTCAATCTTAATAACCTTATTCGTTTTACTCAGAATATAACTCTTAATTGGAATTCCACCATCCATAAAGATCTTTTGTGTGGATCCATCAGGAAGTAAATCTTCCTCATAAACCATATTAAAACCAATTCTATCATTAAAAGAAACTTCTTTATCAACGTTTACCAATAGAGAGGAAGTGCTATCGACAACAAATGGTTTTAGGTCGGCGGACTTAGCAATACCAACACTTACTTCTTGAGGAGTTGGTTGAGTAATAAACTCAAAATCAGAAAATTCTTTGAATCCAGAAGGATGAATTAAAGATCTTACTGGTTCTTTCCACTTATCATAACTTAGTTGGCTCTTAATAGAGTATGAGAACTTTTGATAGTAGAAATTGTCCGATATTCTTTGTTGGAAATCATTTAAAATTCCAACAGATCTATCAAGTTCTCCTACTTTATCTCTAGAAACTCCAAGAGTAGAACGCAAGTTAAAGATACTAAAGTATTCTACAGTTCCAATAACTTTAGAACTTTCTCCAGTAAGTTTATCACCATCTCGAAGTTGACCAAATGAATTTCCAACACGCAACTGGTTGAGATCATTATCCCATCCACCTTCCATGACTCTACCAACAAAAGTTGGACCAGTAACTTTTTCTTTTGAAAGATACTTAACATCATCTTTCAATACCATTTCAAATTGTGGAACTTGTTTTTTATTAACAAGATATCCAAGAGTAATTCCATCTTCATATACACCAAATGTTCCAGTAGCAATACCAGTCATATCATATGTGACGGTATTATTTGTGGTACTAATTCCAGTTACCTTGAAGAACTTATAACCATATACATCAGAGTTAAAGTTTGCTAAGTGATCCGAATCTGCAGTTAATCTGCAACCTTCAACGTAAACTTCATCTCCAACATCAAAGGGGAATGAAGTACTAACTCCCGAAGTTAAAATGTCTGTATTTGAAAGTTCTGCCGTTATTAAACTACCATTGATGGTAAAGAAATCAATATCATATCCCTGGGAATGGTGAATAGTTACAATATCAAGAGGTTCACTAAAATCAATTGCGTTTTGAGCAACATCAACTTTGGTAATAGAACCACCTTCCAGTGTAGGGATTAACTTGATACTTGTGTTATCGGGAACAATAAGAGTTGGTGTTTGATTATATCCTCTACCACCAGTTGTAATACCGATGTAATCAATTGTTCTGATATCTTTAATACCCACAACCGATGGAGTGCTCAGAAGTGGAGATAATGTTGGATCAGTTGGATAATCAAATCCATCTTTAACTCTTGCATACTTCTCGACTTTACCAATATCGTCAGAAATTAACTTGATATTTGCATTCTTTCCATTTGCGGTTTTAATGCTTTCAATAATAGGCAATCTGTCATATCCAACTCCTGCAAAGTTAATTCTAAGTTTATCAATAGGTCCATCTGCAGTTTTTGAAGTGGTTGTATAAGTTACCGTTGTATTTGAACTGTTATAAGAAGACTTTTCAGAGACACTGGGTTTTTTTAATAAATTGAATAAGAAAGTACTATTATCACTTACAGTAACAAGATAATCCGTATTTAAAGAGTGTGGTACAATATCAATTTTGTTAGCACCTACTACTTCCAAATCTCTAGAAATTTGATTTTTTCTAACGTCAGTAGGTCCTTTTGGAATTAGTGTGTAATAAAGTGCAGAAGGAATAAGACTGTTTGTGGTATTAATTTCTACCTTAGCATCGGTTTCTCCTGGTTTATCAGTTCTTTCAATTGCAAATCCATCTTCAGAGTTACCAATAAGTTCTAACCTTCTAGTAAAATCTGGATCTTCATAGAATTCAAGATCCATTTCAGAAAGACTTACATCCGAAACATCAAAAGAAATAGTATCATTTTTAATAAATCTGAGTGGTGGATTTATTCTGTAAAGTTCGTGATCAGTTCCACCAACACTATCAATATCAATAACAATATTTTTATCAATATCACTGAATTTCTCAGTTAACTTAATTTTATCTTTATCAGTTTTGAGTACATAATAAATTTTATCATTAGAAAGTCCAGTAGCGGGAGTGGTTGCTTTATAGACTACTTTTTCTCCCTGTTCGATTTGTTCACCAGAAAGATCAATCGTATTATCGGATATTGAAATAGCACTACTTCCAAATGATATTGGACCCGTAATCATTTTTCTAATGACGGGGTTATAAAATACAGATATGCTATCAATTTCTCTGTTATTGATGGAGAAAGTGATTCTATCACTGGAAGTCAATCCATGACTTACTGCAGTACCGACAGATGCACTATATCTTTCAATAGTTCCAGTAATTTCTAGATTAGTGGTAGAAAGAGAGTGTGCAGCACCCACCAAGGGGAAACTAGAATCAAAGTTTACAAATTCTGCAGCATTTAATTGTGTGCCAATTCCAGTAGTTGAAGTAAATCCGATAGTAGAAATACCAACATGATCTTTTCCTAGATTCACTGCATATACAGTTTGACCATCAGTAAGTGGTATAGAAACACCAGAACCAACATTGTTAATGTATAGAGAAGTGCCAGCAAGTCCTACATGATATTTGAGTTCTTGACCTGTAAAGAATTTGTGTTCTGGAATATAAATTGCACTATTAGGAATAGTTCGATATTCAACAATAGTTCCACCAACTCCCAATACACTTCTAACAGATCCAGTAGTTCCAGTTCCTACTGTAACTTTTGGATCAAAATAAGTTACTTCATTAGTGTAAACATAATCATTTGGGATTTCATCTGGTCCAATTTTAATCTCAAAGACAGTTGGTTTTAAACTAATCAGATGATTATCATTAAACGCTGTATGAATTCCAGGATACTGAAGTCTATTAATATCGAAAGAATTATTCTTTGGATCAATTCTAATAATTCTACAAACTTCAGTGCCAATTCCAATCATGTCTTCGACACGGAATCCACTTATATCATTTACATAAATTGTCGTAGTTACACCAGTGGCGCTGATCATATCAGCAGTCAACTTAGTAGTTTTGTTTCTTATAGAAACAGATCTATTACCTTCAATAGATTTGGAAGAAGTTGTTGAAATTCCAGAAACATTGATAATTTCATTATTTAAAATTTCATGAGGATCTGTAAGTTTACACTCAATGGTATCTGACTTTTTGAGATCAAATACTACACCAGAAGTTACAGTTTCATTTACAGAGAATGAATTTACAGTTTTACCTTTGATCTTTGAAACAGCAATATTTGCACCACTACCGCTTTCACCTCTATTTTTAATTACAAGTGTATCACCAGTTTTATAGTTATCCCCTGGAGAGAAGACTGCAGTGTCTTTAATACCAGATGTTCTAATTTCAGAAACTCTAAATTCTTGTTTGAACTTTTCATCAACTTTATCAATTGGTCTGTACTTAGAATTATTTGAGGTAATGTAATACTGAGATACATTCCTAGTTAGACCATGATCCGTAAAATCAACATCTTGATTTATTGAAGGTAAGAAATTTTCTTCAATGGGTTGTGAATGGAAATAAGGTCCAATTAAATATGGGAAAGTTGGTTCAGATTTTCCACTTTGATCCGTTGTTTGGGAAACAAAGTATGCATAAACTCCATCAGGATACTCTGGTGTTTTGCAATATCTTCCATTACTTTCATCTAGATCTCCAGTTCCAGTATAAACATAATCATTAACAAAGAATCCAGCAATAAATTTGGGACCTGTTGGTCTTATTCCAGGAGTATTATCCACTGAAACTTCGTATCCAGCCTGTAACTGTTTGATACCTCCACCAAAAGGATTTTGATATCCATATGGTCCATAAATTGGATTGCCATCATAAGCAAATCCTATGATTGGAGAGTGTACTTTATCGTTAGGAGTTTCTACATTATTTTGAGTAAAGTTATCACTCAATTGAACTCTAAGTTTTTTAGGAACAAAGAAATTAACGAATTGAAGTCCTAAAGATTCATTTCTACTTGGAAGTAAGAATCCATCATCTTCATCAGAGAACTGATCTTTCAGTTTTTCTACTTGATTTACTTTCCAGTTAGTTACATTGCCCAAGAACTTGGCATTCTTACCTCTGGCTTCAACAGTGAGTACAGTATTGGCATTATTATAACCTACACCACCATTGAGAACTCTGACCGATGTAATCTTCCCATCTTCAACTGTAGGAACCAGGTCGGCAAAATTACCATCTCCAGTAACTATAATGTCGGAATCAAGTCTATATCCATGACCTCTATTAATAATCTTAACGTCTACAATAGTACCATCAACAATAATAGGAGCGATTAGAGCTTTGGAACTAATTTGTTTAGTTCTTACATCAGGTCTTCTATGGTAGTTGAATTGACTAGTACATCCATATGAAACACCACCATTCTCCACAAAAACATCATCAATAGAACCTAGAATCTTAGCTTCTAATTCTGGAACTACAATATCAATATCACCTTGTTCCGAAGTAGCGTTTATGGTGATAGTAATTTTTGGATAAGCAAAGGTATGAGTACCAACTCCAATGTCGGTAAAGTTTACGTAGTTACCTTCAGTATAGTTTGATGTTGGTTCGATAGTTCCTGCAGCAGAAACTCTAAATTGATTTGCATTAACTACTGAAATATAATAATCAGAAGTTGTGCTCATTCCAGATAGAGGAGTATCTGAAGTAGAATAATGAACTATATCTCCATTTTTAAATCCATGTCTTCTTGCATAGATGTAAGAATCGTATGTGTTAATTCCAGCAGTATTGCCAAAAGTATTTTCGGATGGAATTTTAACAGCTCTGTTTGAATATCCCTCTCCCTTTTCTTTTACATAAACAGTGCTTATAGTATTTTTTACAGTTAGACTCTCAATAGAGTGGAAACCAGAACTAATTCCAGTAATACTAATTGTATTAATACCAGAAGTAGCATCTTGTGGAGTACTATGAAGCTTAATGATTTGCGAAGTTGGCGTAGAGACATAATAATGTGCGTCACCAACTAAACCACCAATATTGGAGTTTTTATTACTGTTATAAATGACTTCTTCGCCAATTTGTAGGTTATGACTTTCTCCAAAGTTGATAGTATTTGCAGCAATATCAATACCAGGTTGAGTTGGTTTAAATTGCAGAACCGTTCTGGTCTTAACTAAGTTTGATTCTAAAACGCATCCAGTACCGTTACCACCTTTGATAGAAATTTCTGGTTTAGTTGCGTATCCAACACCGGCTTTAAGTACTTTAATTTCCTGAACAGATCCACTTACATTGACGTGTGCTTTACACCCAGATCCCTGAGAGTCAACAACTTCTAATTCTGGTGGATTAATAACATCATAGTCTTCGCCAGAATTAGTAACTTCAATATCAGTTAGTCTTCCATAATAAACGTTTTCATCAAATAAAGTTGGTGATAATATTTCCGCACCATTGCCTAACATTCCAATATACTTGTTATCAGTAGATCTGCGGTTTTTATCATCGAAGAAAGTCTTTTCTTCCTTCAAACTAAACTTTTTGAATAGTTTTTGATTCTGTATCTCTTTATTCTCATAAGAAGCTCTAAAGAGTTGACCAACCGACCCACCACTAGGAGTAAATGAAACGTGTTTATTGCCGAAAGAATCTGCCTTACTGAAAGATAAGGATAACTTATCATCACTAATATAACTTACAAAATAAAATCCAGTGTCTACACCAATAACAGAAGAATCGGTAGGTATGAAGTAAACATTTTCACCATCATAGAATCCATGATCCACCGAATCAATGATTTCGGTTGTATTTACGCCAACAACTGTTAAATCCTTTCGAGTATCGGTTGCAAATATTTCATAATTTGGCAGTCCAGTAGATGCTACATAAAAATTCTTTTCATCGGGAGTAATATAAGTGTTTTGAACTCCTGTAGGAATTTTAGATATGTAATCGTATTGACTTGTGTAGTGACTGCCTTTAGTGACTTTTTTTGATAAAATAACAGAATCTGTAATAGTATGATTTGGTGTTGTAATCTGTACTACTACTTCTTGGGCATATTTCTTTGTTTCACTAGCACTTGGATATACAATATCAATAATAGTTCCATTTGAAGTTTTATCAAACTTATCGGAGAGGCTTACATCCTCACCGATATAAAAAATAATTGTATCAAATAAAGTAATTCTGTAACTATTGGAAGATACTTGATTTACAGTATTAATACTGTGATCTGTGGGAATGTTATAAAACCAACTATTAAACTCTCTAAAATCTCTAAGGTCTTTACCAAATCCAGAAAGAGTTACAAGATCATCTACCTTTAGATTTGAAGTGTTACTAAAATCAACACTATCTACAACATTTGTAAGTAAAAAATCTACTTTGGATGTTTGACCAAATCCAATATAACTGTAAGCAAATTTATCTTCAACAATAGAAGAGTTTACTTCTAACTCAGCACTAATTCCCTGACATCCTAAAAACTGATTGACAGTTTTATCGGTGTAAGAAACATTAATATAAAATTCAGAACCTTTTGGTTTGATATGAACGTTACCGGCCTTTGAAAATCCAACGGTAGAGTCTACTAGAATAGTGTCAGACCCCGCTGGAACGTCCTCTAACAGTTTTGTTTTTCCAGATGCCTCGAAGAGGTTGTTAAAGTCCGCAGAGTCCAGTGAGACCTCATAGAAGTCCTTTCCATCTATAGGTCTATACTCAATGTTGTAGATGGAAGATGATACTGTACCGATTCCGCTTATATCTTGAAAAAGAGGACTTCCTTTGATAAGTAAAGGATCTCCACCACTTACCTTTTCTAAAAGAACATTCTTAGTAATAAAATAATTATTATCAGAAGGAATTAGTGTAAAATCCTGTGGTTTAATAATTTCAATATCTTCCCCAAAGAGAAGTTTAAATAAAATTTTATATGAAGTATCTGTTCCTTTAGCCTTGTAAAAGTCTTTTGCTCTGGTTAATATATTTTGAATGTCAATGCCTTCAAAAAAGTTTCTATTTTCAAATCCAGGAAGAAACTCAGATTTGAACTTAATGAAGAATTCTCTTAAAAATAGATTACTTAAATTATAAACAAGTACACCAGCAGAGTGAGAATCTGTTGTTGTTGATGAAAAACTTAAAAATTCAGAATTATCTGCAGATTTGATGGAATCAATACCACTAAAACCTCTGGAACAACCTTCAAAAGTTGTCGCTGTTTTAGTCTTATAGTGAATAATTTCATTATCAATTTTTAACAAACCATTTTTATCTGGCCAACCTTCAGTACTAACTACCGAAATTGTATCTGTAAGAATGGTTAATTGTTGTTGTAATACAGTATATGGAATTAAATTTTGAGTAGTAAACTCCTCAATATTTTTATATCCCTTTAAATTTACCGCAAGATCAGTCGCACCACCCCTATAGTCCAAAGACTTATAGTATTGCTTAAGAAAACTAGTAAACGTAGGAGAATCCTGAAGTAGGAAATCAGGAATCAGAGATTCGATAATCTCGTTGATGCTAACTCTCTTTTCTGTCATTTTATCTTGTGAACTGTCCGTTTAGGTAGCTAGATGTAGGAACAAACAATGTTGCAGCAGTATTCTCGCCTGAGGTAATAGTATCCTCAACTGTATTTACCACAGAATTGCCAACGTCAATTTGAAGATATAGGTCTTTCAGTCCAATAATATCATTTGAGTCTGGAACTGCCTCAACTTCGATAACATTATTATTTAACGCAGTAGATTCTATATTTACAACGTCCAAAAGGATTTCTCCTTTAATATAATCAATAGTTCCTGCATTAACTTTAACAATTGATGGAATATTATTCACCAACTTGAAGAAAAATACTCTTCCTGAACTATCACTTTCAGCAATGTCACCCATGTATAGAGTGTCATTTACCCCAGAAATTTTAAATCCAGAAGATTTAATAGAATATCCATCTTTCTTGATATAAACTCTGTTTCCAAAACAAACTTCATACGTTGCAAAAGTATTGAATGCGGGAGACATGTCTCTACGCATTTTTACTTTCGTAATATTTGATGTAATCGCAGTATCGGTTGCATCAATCAAAGCATTAATCTTAGAATACTTAACTCTTCCGCCAAAATTATTTGTATCGCTAGATTTTGAATAATTTGTCAAAGTATTAAGTACTTTTGTTCTAACTTCAGAAACATCTGAAGTTTGGTTCTTGTTATAGTAAATTGTAGTGTCAAATTCAACAAACAAATACTTAAGATCAATAAGTTCGGGTTTAATACCTGCAATGGAGTATTGCTTTAAAGATCTTGAAATTTCTTCCTTTGTAATTTGAGAAAGAGTATTTGCTCCTCTCGGTTTGATAGAAATGAACACTTTTCCATACTCTGGGGGATCTAACTCCTCACCCCCGTAGGCGGTCACAGAATCAACGTTAGTGTAAATGTATGGAATGAGTCCTTTATAGTCACTGGCGGTCACGGCACGGAACTGTGAGGAGTATACACGGGGTGCCAGGTACTTAATAGAG